ATATCGGAAGCACAATCGTTAGTTAACGAACGACAAGTTTATAAAACACTTGGCTGTAACTTTTTGCTTAACACCCGAGATAATCAGAAGTTCTCGAAAGATTTAGCAGGTCGTGAAACCATCAAAGGCCGCCCAGCTGATACGTGGAATACTGGTCAAGTTGGTTCTAATGTCGCAGAACAAGACATTTATACAGGTCCTTTCTTGCCTAACTTAATTGGCGGGGCTTCCCCTGGCACAACTACCACTGCAACAGTAAGTGAAAAGCCAGAAGGTGGAACAGTTGATCCGGTAACTCTAGCAGTAACAAACGTTGATTATCGCCGCGGTACAATACCCGTTGTTGATTCTAGCGGTTACAACGTTGGTGATGTTATTACTATGGGTGTTAATGCTGTTGGCTTAGCTTCTAAAGATGATACTGGTCAGTTGATGACATTCAAAATAGTTGCAATACCTGATGCGTTAACAATTGAAGTCTTTCCCAAACCTATTGCAATTGATGATCCGGGTCTTACCTTATTAGAAAAAGCATACGGTAATATAGATACTCAAATTGTTTCTGGTGCAACGGTTGTACGAATCAACATTGATGCAAACAAGAAAACAAATTTGTTTTGGGCTAAAGATTCAATACAGTTAATGGGTGGTTCTGCTCCTTGGGAGATGATGAACGAGTTAGGCGGAATGAAGGTAGTTAGTAAGCAGCTTACATCAGGTGTAACGCTATATATGATTTATGATGGAGACATCGTTAAGGCAACCTTTACCTATCGGCTATTTGTATGGTACGGACTAGCAAACCGTAACCCAATGGCAAACGGTACAGGAATTTCTTTCTAAACGTAATAAATAATAGGGGGCTTAGGCTCCTTATCACTTTAAAAAAGGGCTTTTAAATGTCTAGTGTAACTTTGTATAAATCAGGTAATTCAATCACAGCTCAAGGCGTAAAGTGTGACTTTATACGCTGTAAAATTAGGGAGATATCAACCTATGAAGATCAGGGCTATGTCAGGGATCCAAATGAATTAGTTGAACGAGCTGAAGCTGAAGCTGTGGCTGAAGATGAGATTAATGCTGTGGCTGCGGCTTTATCTGAGGCTTTAGCTGAGGATGAAGTGTCAGAAGAAATGACCAATGACGAGGTACGCCAAAAGGCGGAAGAAATGGGCATTGATGGTTATGAAACCAAGCGTATTAAAACACTAGAAAAAGAAATTAATGAACTATGAGTACTCCTATAGCCAAATCTCTTGACACTGGGAGAGTTATAACCAAGGTTGACTTAATAATTGACGCCTATTCTTCTATAAGAATTTCTGGGTTAACTGTTAACCCATCAGTAGAAGATTTAGAGCTTTCCCTTATGAGGCTTGAAGATATGGCGGCGGAGTGGGAAACAAGAAACATGACTGTTGGTTATAATTTTGAAGACCAACCAGATCCTAATTCAGCAAGTAATGTCAAAGCAGGTTTTAAGCGAGCTTTTGCTCAAAACTTGGCAATGTCGGTTATACCTGACTTTAATAAAACGGTTCCTGTAATATTGTACCGCCTAGCTTCAGCTTCCCTTAGTAATCTAGCAGGGCGCACAGCCGCAGAAAGAATTAACCGCGTTCCTTATCCTAATAGAATGGCTAGAGGTTCAGGTAATTCATTGCGTTATAACCGATGGTCTAGATTCTATCGGGGTAATAACCCAGTTGCCAATGTTAACAGTGCAAAATCTATTTTTATCGGCGATATCAATGATTACACCGTTCACTTTGACTCATTCTTAACTGGTGATGAGTTTATTGTTACATTTAATGTTCAAGTTGATTCTGGACTTGAATTGGTTAGCAGTTCATTAGATGGTAATGATGTAACTTTTAGAGTTAAAGGTGTTAATCCATCCAACGAAGAAGACCGCTCAAGCTCTCAAGTAACTATCATTATAACAACCGATACAGGTAGAGTTAAAACAGAGCGGTTGTTTTTTGAATTAAACCCGAGGTCCTAATGCCTACTAAAACAATAACTTTAGTTAAGGGTGATAAAGTAGGGGCTGAAACTGATTACCGTGACGCTTTGCCGGTGAACATGATAGCAATAAACAAACCTATTTTTGGCGCTCAAGGATATATGTTGCAGTATCCTGGGTTAGTAAAATTTTCAGAGAGTACCGACACTTCAATAAACAGGGGCGGAATATGGAACGAGCGTTTCTCTGATCACTACCGAGTAAATGGCAATAGGTTTTATTCTGTAACAGATTCAGGCTTTCAAATAGAGCTAGGTTCAGTTATTAATGATTCTTTAACGGTATCATTACCATATAGCTTTAACACTCAAGGCATAATTTCAAGCGGTAGGTTTTATCTATATGATCCCGTGAATGGATTTAGAGAAGTGACAGATCCAGACTTAGGCTCACCAATTGATGGCGTATGGGTAGATGGTCTTTATTTCTTTACTGATGGTGAGTTTATATTTCATACAGACATAACAGATGAATCTAGTATTGATCCGTTAAAGTTTGCCACGGCCGAGTTTATGCCAGATAAATCATTAGGTGTCGGTAAAACCCAAGATAACAAAGTCATTGTTTTTGGTCGATACACTATGGAATATTTTATTAATGTTGCACAAGATAACTTTTCCTTTCAGCGCGTACCAACAAGAGCAATTAAAATAGGTATCGTATCAACTCACTGTAAAACAGAATTAAGCGGAGTTTGGTACATCTTAGGCGGTAGAAAAGAGGAATGTATAAGCTGTCATGAGGTAACGGTTGGAAGAACAACAAAAATAGCAACCAGAGAAATAGATAAAATAATAGGCACGTATTCAGAAGAGGATCTAAAAGACACTGTTTTAGAAGCATACACAGAGGATGGCTATGATTTTGTTGTCCACCACTTACCTAATGAAACATTGTTATTTAATAAAACACTGGCTAAGTTATTTGGTATTGAACAGGCGTGGACAGTAATTAGAACAGGAGTTTGTACATGTGGTATATGGAGGGGTAGACATTTTGTTTTTGATGTTCGTCTTGGTGAATGGGTTGTAGGTGATAGATTAAACGGTAACTTAGGAATATTATCAGAGACAGATTCCAATCAATACGACATGCCAACTGAATGGTTATTGTTTACTCCTTTCGTTTACCTTGATGATCAGTCAATTGATAAGCTAGAAATAGAAACAATACCGGGCTTTACTGGTAGTGATGATTCAAGCGTATTTATATCATGCACTAGGAATGGGCACACATACTCAAAAGAATGGATTGAAATTTACGGCGGAAAAGGCGAGTACAAGAAACGCTTTATAATAAGAAGGCTTGGTTATATTCGTAATTGGTTTGGCTTCAAACTTCGCGGCCTAACAAAATCAAGAATGGCGTTCTCAAGAGGGTTTATTGATCATGGGTGATGCAACAGAATCCCTACAAAGTTTAATTTTATCGGCCAATGAAATTGCCGACATGACAAGCTGGCCTGATGAATTGATCGAGGATTATTTAAATATATTTAGAAATTTAGTGAACGTTTCAAATGTTGTTGATACTGATTTTATACATTTACGTCAAGAGACTTCCAATTTATCTGCTTTCGTTGGCAAACTAAAGGCTAAAACATCATTGTTGATCGCATCTCTTGAAAAAGCAGATCAAACAATTAATTATTTGAGCAATAATAAATTAAAATCTCAGGTTGAAAGTTTAAAAACAAAAATTGAACAACTAGAACAAAAAGTAAACTTGTCAAATTCAAATAAAAATAAAAGTAAAATTGAATCGGTAAACCTTAAAGTTAAGAATTTGGAGCAACTCGCAAATGCTTGGTAAATTAAAATCAATGATCAACAGGGTTGCTCTAAAGGTTGCTCGTGTAGAGACGGGGACAGAAAATTTTTTTCCTGCAAAGGGAGTTATGGCTAGATTTTCAGGTAATGTCTTAAATCCCCCTACAATGATCACTTCTTACAACGTTTTTCCAGCGGTAAGAACTGGTGTGGGTGTTTATGTGTTGTTATTACAACAAACCACTATACTTGGGAAAACAATAACGGTAGATGGCGTTTTTTCTAGCGATAGCGTAATACAACCAACATTAAACACTGATTTATTCACTGTTACAATTAGCCCTGTTTCAGTAGGTTCAATCACTATAAATGTAAGCGAGGTTATCCAAGGGCCTGGCAATAATTTATCCATAACACCATATGATATAATAGTTGGTGACACAATAAAGCCCGGTATTGTTTCTATTTCTAGCTTATCAATTGACTGAT